TATGGATTATAAAGATTATGTTGTGCAGAATCCAAAGTACATGCGAGCAGAAGAACTTAAATATCTAAAAGGTGATTGTAGCAAGACAAAGAGAGTATTGGGATGGAAACCAGAATATACATTTGAGAGTATGATGCATGAGATGGTGGATTATTGGTTAGATTATTACCGACCTGATTCTGAGGTAGGAGACATAAATGAGTAGAGTGATAGTAACAGGCGGTTCGGGATTCATTGGTTCAAATCTAGTCGATAGATTAGTGGAGGATGGACATATTGTTGTCGTAATTGACAACGAATCTTCAGATGCTCATGAAGTGTTTTATCATAATAACTATGCATCTTATTGGGATTATAGCATTTCAAAATATAATGATATTGAACCCCTATTTAAAGATATAGATTATGTTTTTCACCTTGCTGCCGAGTCAAGAATACAACCCGCAATTGAAAATCCTAGATTGGCAGTAGAAACCAATGTAATTGGGACATGCAATGTATTACAAGCAGCCAGAGAAAATAATGTAAAACGAGTTATGTACTCCTCCACATCATCTGCATATGGTTTAAATAACCCAATTCCAAACAAAGAAAATATGCCAAAAGATTGTTTAAATCCATATTCAGTATCTAAAACAGCGGGTGAAGAATTGTGTCAAATGTATACTAAATTGTTTGACTTAGAAACTGTTATATTTCGTTACTTCAATGTTTATGGTGAGAGGCAACCAACCAAAGGACAGTATGCCCCTGTAATTGGGTTATTTCATAAACAACATTCAGAGAAAAAACCAATGACTGTGGTTGGTGATGGATTGCAAAGAAGAGACTATACTCATGTTTCTGATGTTGTAAATGTAAATGTTTTAGCAGCATTTTCAAATAATTCAGACATTTTTGGTGAAGTATTTAATATAGGAACAGGAACCAACCATAGCGTATTAGATCTTACTAAACTTATTGGTGGTGACAATGTTGTTATTACACACATACCAGAACGCCCCGGAGAATCAAAAGAAACTCTTTCTGATTCTTCAAAGGCATATAAATACCTAAAGTGGAGTCCTAAAGTTAAATTAGAGAATTGGATAAAATCTATAATATGAAAACACAAATAACACTATGCATGATTGTCAAAAATGAATCTCATATCATTCACGAATGTCTCGAATCAATATATCCATATATTGACCGTTATGATATTACAGATACCGGTTCAACAGATGGAACTCAAGATATTATCAAAAAATTCTTTGAGGAAAAGGAAATTCCCGGAGAAGTCCATCAATCTGATTGGAAAGGTTTCGGGAAATCAAGAACAGAAGCCTTCGAGAACGCCAAAGGAAAGGCAGATTATGCTTGGGTAATTGATGCGGATGATTATATTGAGGGTGATTTTAAACTTCCTGAGAAGATGGAGGCTGATTCTTATACTCTTAAATTAGGAAGAGATGATTTTGTTTGGTGGAGAAGTCAAATATTTAAATTGAGTTGCAATTGGAAGTATGTTGGTGTTCTCCACGAATATGCTGATTGCGACAAAGAAGATGGAGAAAGACCCCGTATTGAAAAACTTCATGGAAATTATTTCATCAAAGCAAGAACATTGGGTGCCAGAAATGTTGGAATAGATCCAAAAGAAAAATATTCAAACGATGCTAAAATTCTTTTGAGCGCATTAACAAATCCCGAAGACCCCAGTTATGAACCAGAGAATAGTAGATATAAATTTTATTTAGGGCAAAGTTATTTCGATTCTCAACAGTGGGAGAAATCTGAAGAAGCATATAAGAGCAGGGTTGAAGGTGGTGGATGGGAAGAAGAAACATATTATGCTTTATATCGAATTGCTATACTAAAAGCATTACAAGAAAGACCGTGGGAAGAAATTCATCAAGCATTTTTAAATGCGTGGGAGTTTAGACCCACTAGAGCCGAACCACTATATCAAATTGCAAGGGTGTTGAGACAGGTTCATAATAGACCTCGATTGGCGTTCCTATATGCTAAACAGGCATTGGAGATTCCATACCCGCATCAGGATATTTTATTTATTAGTGACGAAGTCTATAAATGGCAGGTATTGGATGAAATAGCATCTACGGCATATTATGCCGGAAAACCTCATATTGGGTATGCAGCCTCTAAAAAATTAATAGAAGAAAAGTTGGTCCCAGAACCACACAAAGAACGAGTTATGGTTAATTTAACATCATATGAGCAGGTTGTGTCGAACATTCAGCAAAATGAAATTTCAAAAAGAATGCAAGAAGATGCTGAAAAAATGAGAGAAAAGCGAGAAGAAAAGGAAAATAAAAGAAATGCAGGAAAGAAATCAACAAAAAACAATAAAAAACAAAAGAAATACAAGAAAAGAAATAATCATAAATAGTAATATAAAGTAGGAGTTTTCTATGTCTGCTAAATATGATATTTCTATCCCTCAGGGGGACACTCTAAATCTTCATGTGTTATATCAAGATTCCGGTTCTGACGGGATTGATTTGACTGATTATACAGCACGGATGCAGGTTCGCAGATCTCCCGAATCATCATCGTATCTTCTGTATATGACTTCAACTCCTGTTGGACTCACTTACGGTATTACTGGTTCTACAGGTGGAATATTTTTAAACAAAAATAAAGGGAACACTGGTTCTGAGACGGGTGGGGTTTATTTGTTTGCTGGACCCACCGCAACTAGTTTTGTGCCGTACGGTAGACACCATTATGATTTAGAACTTAAAAACACAACAACAGGTGTTGTGAAAAAATTAATCCACGGTAGTTACGATACCTCATTTGAGATCACCCGATGAAAGTAAAAATAACAAAAACAATTTTAAACAAAGCATTACCTAGAATATTTAATGTTTCAGATAAAAGGGTTATTAGTATTGTAATCACAGAGAAAGAAGAAAGTAAAACCATTTTTGTATAATGACTATATCATTTCGAAACTTCAATAAAGAACAATCTATTGCTCCTGATAGGTTGTTGTTCTCTTCGTTAAAAGAGAATGATAAATTATCATTACAAGAAACATCGCACGGATATGAATCTGGTCATATTTTTATAGTTTCGGAGTCTGAGGATTATTCTAAAAAAATAATATTAGGGCATGGTTTATCTACCATTGTCCTTTTGGACGAAGATCAAATTCCTATTTTATTTTCTGGATCTTACCAAGATATCGAATCTCTATTTAATCAAATAAAAGAAGAGATAGTGGAAGAAAAAGAAGAACCTAAAGTTCAAATTATAGAAAGGATAGAAAAACAAATTCCAATAGAAGGTCCAGTGGGACCAAAAGGAGAAGACGGAACTTCTGGAATGCATGGAATTCCAGGAGAGCGAGGAGATAAAGGTGATGCTGGTCTTCAAGGAGAACAGGGTCCGCAGGGAGATAAAGGTGATGCTGGTCTTCAAGGAGAACAGGGTCCGCAGGGAGATAAAGGTGATGCTGGTCTTCAAGGAGAACAGGGTCCGCAGGGAGATAAAGGTGATGCTGGTCTTCAAGGAAAAGATGGAAAGAGGGGGCCAAAGGGCGATAAAGGCGACATCGGTTCTCCGGGAAAAGAAGGAAAAAGCGGGACAAAAGGTTCAAAAGGTCCAAAAGGTCCAAAGGGCGATAAAGGCGACATCGGTTCTCCGGGAAAAGAAGGAAAAAGCGGGACAAAAGGTCCAAAGGGCGATAAAGGTGACATTGGTAAGAGGGGACCAGAAGGAAAACGAGGTATAAAAGGCGACAGGGGTGATTCTGGAGATCAAGGAACATCCGGTCTCGTCGAAGCACAGTTTCCATTAAAGTATGATGAATCCAAAAAGAAAATAACCCTAGACACAAAAACTCTTAATAGAATATTGTCTGTTCCATCTGGACAACATGGTCCTGATTGGCCTGCAATGAACGATTGGCTTGCTGCTGCTGGTGGGGCCGTGGGCATTCGAAGTTTGGGTGAATCTCTATTAAAATCAGTAGAAGATATTAATTTTCTAGGAAATGCAGTAGAAGTAACTCGTCGTGGCAATAAACGTGATGTTGATATAAATATAACAGGAACTCAGTTTTCATTTGCAGTTTCAGGAGATCCGCCCAAAAACGCCAATTTCGGAGATATGTGGTATGAAATTAATTCTGCAATTTTGTATGTGTATCTTCCAAACGATCCATCACAAACACCACCGGGCACAGGAACTTGGGTAGAACTATAGGAAAAACTAATGCCAACAATTTTATTCCCAACAAACCCCAGTCTAAATGACACATATTCCTTTGCAGGTAGAACCTGGAAATGGAATGGTGATGGTTGGGAAAAGGTTGCCTCAACAACAAGCGGTGCTACAGGAGCAACTGGACCTTCTGGTCCCACAGGGGCTACCGGACCCGTTGGTGATTATGTTATATCTTGGAACGGGTTGACAGGTGCAGTAGATGTTACCAATTCAGAAACCTTAATTGGTGGAGTAACACTTGGTGGTGGAGGTGCAACTTTTGGTGGTAATGTTACTGCCTCCACATTTGTTGGTGATCTTACCGGCGATGTTACAGGCACAAGTTCTGTTGCCACGGTAGCCACTACAGTCACAATAACAGATAACGAAAGCACAGCCGAAAACAATGCCATTATCTTTGCTGCTGGTGGTGATGTTGACGGTGGTAACTTAGGACTAGAATCAGACGGAACACTAACCTATAATCCTAGCACTGGTAAAGTAACTACCACTATATTGGACGCGGCAGTCAATGCATCAGCATTAAATATAAACAGCAACTATGCTTTACCAACAGGTGCGGGTGCAACTGGTGATGTCCTGATGATTGCCAATGACGGTGATCTTGAATTTGAATCACTCAAACAGACTGCAACATTTATAGTAGATTCAGATATTCCTCTTGCAACGGGTATTCGTTATAAGGGATTATATGCTGTTCCATTGAATAAAATGGATGTAACCAATATTGAACTTCGTTCACACGATGTTTCGCCTGCTGGATCTGGTGATTCGCTTTCTATTGCACTCAAATTCATACGGAGATCCGACGGCCTAGAAGCAGCATCTCCAGCAATACAGGGAACAGTAGAAACAGTCGCAATCCCGTTGGGTGGGGAATATCACACTGCTGTTACTGAAGCGTTTGTAGATACTCCTGGCGTTGGTTCGGGTAATAATGGTAGTTACTTGGTAGTGGATGTAGTGAGTAACGCAGGAAATCATACCAATTTCACAATGTTAGTGACTTTGGAGGCTAGACCGTAATGGCAGCAATAACAATATACTGCAATCCTGATCTTGGAACGGGAAGCGATGACGGTACTTCTGAAGCAAATGCTTATCAAACTGTAGCAGGTGCATTCGACGATGGAAGCGGCGGCGGGTTGGATAATGCAGATCCTGGCAGTATTCTGTATATCAAGAAAACATCTTCAAGACACAACGAGTCCAGTCTTTCTATCTATTCAAGCGGTGATTCGACGAATATGACAATCATTGAAGGATACGAAACAACACCCGGAGATGGGGGAAGATTTGAGTGTGATTTCTTTTGGGATTTGAAGGCTAGCAATTGCGACTATCTGATGATTAAAAACATAGACATAGAAAGAACATCATTCACTGCTGGATGTTTTAGAATCAATAGTGGTAATCAACAAGTCCACATCCATAATTGCAAATTTTACAACACAAGCACCGATAGTGCCGAATATTGTGCTGTATATTGTGATGAGGGTGTAATGATTACCGATTGCGAAATTATTAGCGATGCAGATTCCTCCTCTATATTAAGTGGTGCTATTAGGTTACAATACACAGACAACTTGGTGGTTTCTGGTTGTGTGATTCGTGCAAAATACGGGATAGGAGCAAAACCATATAATAATAGAGGTTTTGTTGTAGACAACTGTATTTTTTATAGCGCACCAAACATAACGATGGAATATGGAATTTATATGGATGCCGATGGCGGTCAACCCGTGGCTACTTGTTGTATTTTGAATAACACATTTTATGGTTGTAGTACTTCTGCTATAGAGTTTATGGATTTTCCTAATGCAAACGATGAAACTAATATCCTGATTCGGGGAAATTTATTTTATGGGGACGGATCATCTGATGGAGTCAAAAATGCAGATGCATCTGATACCGTTGGTGCAGCAATAATCAGCAATGCGTTCGGTAATATGACAGATTCTAGTGCTGGTATTACTGGGTGGGGAACCAATATTGCTGACATTGATAATGTAGATTTGACTGCTGATCCGTTTGTGGATGCATCCAGTGGAGACTTTAGATTGAATGGTGTTAGTGGCGGTGGAGCCTCTTGTATGAGTGTTGCTACACCCACAACATATTCTGGTTTATCTTTTACAAGCAAACAGGATATTGGTGCAGTGCATCATAGTGGATTAGTTGAAAGAATTTCAGTGAGTTAATTTAAAGGATTTATATTATGCTAAAATATTACAAATTATATGAAGATGTTATTGCGCCTGAATTTGCAACAGAAGGTTCGGCGTGCTTTGACATTTATGCTCATTTAGGAGAAGACATTGTTTCGTCACGACCGAATCCAAAGGTGGTGGTTTATACGATGGACAACAAGAAGGAAGAACGAGAGGTCAAGATGCGAGCGGGCGAAAAAAATACATTCTATAATAGTGTTGAACTCTACCCTGCCGAAAGAATCTTGGTTCCTACTGGACTCATCTTTGATATCCCAGAAGGTTACTCTGTGAGAATCCACCCACGTTCTAGTGTTTCCCTAAAGCAAGGATTGATGCTCGGAAACGCCGAAGGAATTATAGATTCTGATTATTATCACCAAACTTTTGTTATGTTATATAACGCCAGTGCCGATATGATCCGCATCAAGCACGGCGAGAGAATTGCTCAGGGAGAATTAAAATTGACCCTTGACTATTCCCTGAAAGAAACTATAATACAACCTGAGCAGACCACCAAACGTGTTGGTGGTTTTGGTAGCACAGGAAAAGTATAATGCCAAAAGAATCAAAACCTTGGGGAATCTGGGTTTTGTCTTTGAACAAATGGATGATGGACTCCCGTACACGGAAGTCCAGATTTAATTTACGTCGTGATGCAGTTAAAGAAGCAGAGTCTTTCAACAAAGCGTGGAAAGGCAGAAAACATGATTATGAAGCAAGGAAAATATAATGAATAGAAAAGAATTGTTTGTGCATCATAAAGCACTTTGTGATGAAGCACTAAAACTCATGGAAAAGAAAAATCATGACTACGCTGGAGAAGAAGGCGACACACCATTTGCAAACTTCACTCGTTCAGAGGCGATGGGAATTTGCAGCACAGAGGCTGGATTTTTGATCCGAGTGACGGATAAGTTGTCTCGTTTATCCACCTTTGCTTCTGCTGGGGAACTGAGAGTAGACAACGAAAGTTATCACGACGCAGTTATTGATATTATTAATTACATGGTTCTCTTTAGTGGATATCTAAAAGAAAAAAATGAATGAATTTTATACCAGCGTAACACAACGAGGAAAGTATATTCTCTATCGTGGCATTGACGAGGACGGAAACCCCTTCAAGAGAAGGGAAGAGTTCCGTCCCACGATGTTCGTGCCCGCAAAAGAAAACACAAAGTTCCGAACACTTGATGGTCTTTATGTAGAACCCATTCAGCCCGGCAACATTCCTGAAACCAGAGAGTTCATCAACACATATCAAGATGTTCAGGGTTTACAGATTTACGGCAACAATGACTTTGTGTATCAGTTCATTGGTAAGAACTATAGAGGAGATATTGATTACGACTTCTCCAAAATCAAAGTTGCAACCATTGATATTGAATGTGAATCTGAAGACGGATTCCCCCACCCACAAGAAGCAGCAGAGAGAATCAATGCAATCACCATAGACTATAATGGGTGGAAGTATGTCTATGGGTTGGGGAAATTCAATCTTGCAGAGGGACCACACGATGGGAAGATTCGTCAATTCATGTTTGATGACGAAGAAGAACTCCTTGAATCGTTTTTGTCAACGTGGGAACTAGAATCTCCTGATGTAGTGACAGGATGGAATGTTCGCTTCTTTGATATTCCATACCTTGTCAATCGCATTCGTCAGGTGTTGGGCAAGAACGAAGAGAAGCGGTTGTCGCCTTGGAAGTTCCTCAAAGAACGAACAATCAAAAAGATGAATCGTGAGAACCAGTCATACGAACTTGCAGGAATTGCAACTCTGGATTATTACGAACTCTATCAGACGTTCACATATGTCAATCAAGAATCTTATAGATTGGACCACATTGCATTCGTGGAGTTGGGAGAGAAGAAGTTGTCGTATGATGAGTATGACAGCATGGCAACATTCTATAAAAAAGACTTTGAGAGATTTATTGAATACAACGTGAAAGACGTTGAGTTGGTTCTGAAGTTAGAAGACAAAATGAAACTGCTGGAACTTGCAGTCTCTCTTGCGTATTCTGCAAAGGTAAACATGATGGATGTGTTTGGACAAGTCCGAACGTGGGATTGTATCATCTACCATTACTTGATGGAACACAACATTGTCATTCCACCGAAGTCAACGGGAAAGAAATACTCACAATACGCTGGTGCATATGTGAAAGAGCCGATTGTGGGAATGCACGATTGGGTTGTGAGTTATGATTTGAACAGCCTATATCCACATTTGATTATGCAATACAACATCAGTCCAGAGACGAAGATTGACATGATGCAGGAGTATGCAATCACACCAGGCTCTATTTTGAGGGGTAGTGACGTTAGCAAAAACGCATTGAAGAAATGTAAAGACAAAGGTTATTCCATCGCAGCAAATGGAACCTGTTACACCAAGGAACACCAAGGATTCCTTCCTGCACTCATGGAAAGATTATACAAAGAGCGTAAGATGTATAAAGGAAAGATGATTGAGTGTCAGAAGAAGCGACAGGAAGTTGCGAAGGCGAACACTGTTGCAATGGGTAAAGGAATAATGTGTCAGAAACTTGATAAGGAAATTGCCAAGTATAACAACTTCCAGTTGGTTCGTAAGATTCAACTCAACTCTGCTTATGGTGCAATTGGAAACGAGTGGTTCAGATATTATGACACCAACTTAGCAGAAGCCATCACATTGTCGGGACAATTGAGCATCCAATGGATTGCAAACAAACTCAACGAGTTTCTGAACGAAACTATTGGAACGGAGGATTATGATTATGTTGTCGCAAGTGATACGGATAGTGTTTATCTGCGCCTTGGCAATCTTGTGGATAAGGTGTGTGGTGATAGAGGAGAAGCAGAAATAGTAGAATTCCTCAACAAAGCATCCAATGAAATTATCCTCCCATTCATCAAGAAGCAGTACGACGAACTCGCAGACATAATGAATGCGTATGAAAACAAGATGGTGATGGACAGAGAATGTATTGCAGACAAGGGAGTCTGGACTGCTAAGAAACGCTACATGATGCGTGTGCATGATTCCGAAGGTATTCGCTATGATCCACCGAAGCAGAAGATCATGGGCATTGAAACGACTCGTAGTTCTACACCACAAGTTGTTCGGGACTCGTTGAAGGAAGCAATCAATCTGATTCTCACAGCGGACGAAGAAAGAGTCATTGAATTTATTGAAGACTTCCGAGAGAAGTTTAGAAACTTTGAACCCGAAGAAATTGCGTTCCCCCGTGGTGTGAATGGGATGGAGAAATATGCAGACATAGGAAGCATTTATCGCAAGTCAACTCCGATTGCGGTGAAGGGAAGTTTGATTCATAATCATTACATTGACAAATTGAAGTTAGGAAAGAAGTATCGTAAAATTATTGATGGTGACAAGATCAAGTTCTTGCACTTGGTGAAACCGAATCCATTGGGTGGTGTTGCAGGACAAGACCATGTGATTGCATTCCCAAATAGTCTTCCGAAGGAATTTGAACTTGAAGATTATATTGATTATGATATGCAATTTGAAAAGGCGTTCTTGCATCCACTCAAACACATCTTGGAAAAGATTGGATGGAACTGGGAACATGTAAATACATTGGAAGGATTTTTTGCATGATGGAATATAAAGTAAAATTGTTTATTAAAGAGATATTGAGGGACAGATTAGAATCAGAGAAAAGGCTTCTAATATCACAACAAAAGGACAAGAGTTGTCCTATGCAAGTTTATCAAAAAACACTAGATATATGTGAAGAACTAGAGTATGCTATACAACAAATGGAGAAACAAGCATGATTGAAGACACACCTATGGACAAGCACATTGAGCAAATGACTTTTTCGTTTATGAATGCACATGACGGGGAGCAAATGTGGTTCCCTTGGGCACAGACAGAGAAACCAATTGACCCAAAGCCACGCAAGCGAACCAAGTTGCGAAACAAGAAGAAGACCAAGAAGAATGACTGATTTTCTAAAAAAGATGATAAAAGACTCTGGGAACAAATACGCAGGTGTGGTATCCGAGGGCATAGAAGGCAGTGATGTTACGGGATTTGTAGACACGGGATCATATGCGCTCAACGCCTTGTTGTGTGGTTCAATGTACGGTGGTATAGCAGATAACAAAATCATTGCTCTTGGGGGTGAAAGTTCTACGGGAAAAACATATTTCGCACTGGGGATGGGTAACAAATTCCTCAAGGATAACCCAGACGGAGTTATTCTGTACTTTGATACAGAATCCGCAGTAACATCCGAAATGATAAAGGAAAGAGGCATGGACCCAAGCCGTGTCGCAATTTTTCCTGTGGCGACCGTGGAGTCGTTTAGACATCAGGTAATTGGTATTGTAGATAAGTATATTGAGTCTGGAGAATCTAAACCGATATTGATGGTGCTTGATTCTCTTGGTATGCTTTCCACTGAAAAGGAGATGACCGACACGGCAGAGGGCAAGACCACCAGAGACATGACCCGTGCTGCTCTTGTGAAGGGGGTCTTTCGGGTGTTGACTCTAAAATTAGGAAAAGCAGGAATACCACTGGTCGTCACTAACCACACTTACGCTAATGTTTCGGGGTATGGTGCTCTTCAGGTTCTTTCGGGGGGGAGTGGTTTGAAATATGCCGCTTCAACGATTGTTATGCTTTCAAAATCAAAGGACAAAGAAGGCACCGACATCATTGGCAACATTATCAAGTGCAAGTTGTTCAAGGGCAGACTTACCAAAGAGAACAAAGAGGTTGAAGTTCAATTAAACTACGACACAGGACTGAATCCATATTATGGATTGGTTCCCATTGCGGTGAAGTATGACATCTTCAAGAAGGTGTCAACCCGGATTGAGTTGCCCGATGGTAAGACTGCATTTGAGAAGACAATCAACAGCAATCCAGAGAAATACTTCACAGAGGATGTGATGGAAAGGCTGGAAAAAGCAGTTGCAAAAGAGTTCAAGTATGGTAATATTACCGAAACACAAGAGGAAACAACAAATGAAGATATATGAATTTGATGAAACAAGCACCACCGAAGAAAACCTTCCTATTATTATTAAAGAGGGTGAATATGAGGGTATGGTGTACACCTACGGAAATGTTCAATTTAAACAAGATGAAGACGATATGAAACTGATTTTCAATTATGATATCATAACAAACCCAACAAATAGATCAATCGAAGAACTAGACGAAGACGAAACATTCCAAAATTTATTAGGTGATTTGCTGCTAGAAATTATTGATGATGAGTTGAGTAAAGGTGATGATGTACTAAGAGAAAACGAAGACAATGATTGAACATGTGGTTTTAGAAAACCTCATCAACAATGATGAGTACTCACGAAAAGTTCTTCCTTTTCTACAGGAAGAATATTTTCATAGTAGAACAGATAAAATAATATTTAAATCTATTAAAAAGTTTTTCTTGGAGTACAATGCCCTCCCTCCGAAAGAATCTGTGCTAATAGATATTGATAAGAATAAAAACATCTCTGAAGACGAATGCAATAATATTACAGAACTTGTAGAATCTTTTACTTCCACTAATACAAATTTAGAATGGTTACTAAATGAAACTGAAAATTTTTGTAAAGAAAAGGCGGTGTATAATGCCATCATGGAATCGATTCACATCATTGACGGTAAATCAGACACAAAGACGGAGAATGCAATCCCAAACATCCTTTCGGATGCCCTCTCAGTCTCATTTGACACCCACATCGGACACGACTATATTGAAGACTCAGAAGAACGATTCGAATTCTATCATAAAGTCGAAAAACGAGTCCCATTCGATTTAGATTTCTTTAATATTATTACTGGTGGTGGCACACCACAAAAGACCCTCAATATTATAATGGCCGGAACCGGTGTTGGTAAGTCGTTGTTTATGTGCCACCACGCAGCCAACTGTCTTAGCCAAAATATGAATGTATTATACATTACATGCGAAATGGCAGAAGAACGCATCGCAGAACGAATCGACGTTAATCTTATGGACATTACAATGGACGACCTAAAAGATCTTCCAAAGAACATTTATGATAAAAAATTACACACATCAACTGCGGGTATGTCTGGAAAACTAATCATTAAGGAATATCCAACAGCAACAGCAAACGCAAACCACTTTAGAATTCTTCTGGAAGAACTAAAACTAAAAAAGAAATTCAAACCAGATGTTGTGTTTATAGATTATCTTAATATTTGCGCATCATCCCGCTTAAAGTCTGGAGGAAATGTCAATACATACCAATATGTCAAGTCTATAGCAGAAGAACTTCGTGGCCTTGCAGTTGAGTATAATCTTCCAATTTGGTCAGCGACACAGACTAACAGGCAGGGTTTTAGTAACACCGATGTAGAACTCGAAAACGTATCAGAATCATTCGGTCTTCCGGCCACTGCCGATTTCATGTTTGCATTAATTGCCACCGAAGAATTAGATAAACAAAATCAAGTTCTTGTGAAACAATTGAAGAACAGGTATAATAGTGCTACCGCAAATAAGAAATTTATTCTGGGAATTAACAGGGCAAAAATGAAACTATATGATGTTAAAAGAAACGAACAATCTGGACTAATGGAATCTAATCAAGATGACAAGACAGTGTTGGGGTCTGGATTCGACGGTGAAAATTTTAATAATAAATTCAAAACACAAAAAGAAAAATTTACATCCTGGAGCGTTTGATGAGTTCTTATATCGATAAAAAATTCATTAACATGGTGTCTCCCCAACTAGAGAGATTCGCATGGAAGAAGGATAATCTTGCCAACTGTCGGTGTCCTGTGTGCGGAGATTCCCAAAAAAACAAAACAAAAGCAAGAGGATATTTCTTCCAAAAAGATAATAGTTTTTTTTATAAATGTCACAACTGTGGTTTTAGTTCGAACATATATAATCTTTTGAAAGAAGTTTCTCCTTCTTTATGTAAAGAATATACCTTAGAGAAATTTAAAGATGAATCGCCTAAAAAAGAAAAGAAAGAGATGTTTTTCAAATTTAAAGAATCCAAACCAAAGTTCAAGAAGAAGGACGGAATCCTTGATACGCTACAATGTCTGAATGATTTGGAAGATAA